CAACAATCATTGAAAATCCGTTATATGCGGTAATCAATGAACCAAACTCAACTATGCAGCGTCTGATTAGAAAGTTAAATCTTTTAGACGCGGTAGATGAACAGAGTGGATCTGGAAAGTTAGATTTAATTATCCAGTTACCATATGTCATCAAATCTGACGCAAGACGTCAACAGGCCGAAGAAAGGCGTAAATCTATAGAGATGCAGTTGTCCGGTTCTAAGTACGGCATCGCTTACACCGATGGTACAGAGCGAATCACACAGTTGAACAGAGCAGTTGATAATAATCTTATGAAGCAGATTGAATACTTAACGAGTATGCTACAAAGCCAGTTAGGAATCACTCAGAGCATCATGGATGGTACAGCTGACGAAAAGACTATGATTAACTACTATAACCGAACAATTGAGCCAATCGTATCTGCTATTGTTGATGAAATGAAACGTAAGTTTCTCACCAAAACTGCTCGTTCTCAAGGGCAGTCAATTCTATTCTTCAGAGACCCATTCAAACTTGTTCCATTATCTGAGCTTGCTGAAATCGTTGATAAGTTCACTCGAAATGAGATTATGTCCACCAACGAGTTTAGACCGAGGATTGGTTTGAAACCATCCAAGGACCCTAAGGCCGATGAGCTTAGAAACTCTAATCTGAGAGCCCCGAACGAGGGTGTCAAAGTAACATCCAGTGAAAAGGACGAAGAGAATAGTAAAGCTACTATAACAAATAAGGAGGAAAATCAAAATGAAGAAGTTTGATTTCAGTGGCTGGGCTACCCGAAACAATCTTAAGTGTTCTGACGGAAGAACAATCCTGAAAGATGCATTTAAGCACAATGATGGGCAGACTGTTCCTCTCGTATGGAACCACCAGCACAACGACCCGCTTAACGTTCTCGGTCATGCGTTACTTGAGAATCGTGAAGAGGGCGTATATGCATATTGCACATTCAATGATACCGAAGCCGGACGTAATGCCAAACTCTTAGTAGAGCATGGTGACGTTTCGGCTTTATCTATTTTTGCGAACCAGCTTAAGCAGCAGGGCGCAAATGTATTACATGGTGCCATCCGCGAAGTTAGTTTGGTACTTGCCGGCGCGAATCCGGGCGCATTCATCGATGCTGTTATTAGACACGGTGAAGAGTCCGATGAAGAAGCAATTATTTACACCGGAGAAGATATTTCCTTAAGCCACGCCGACGGTGAGGAAGAAGAAAACGGGGATAAGTCCAGCGGCGAGGACAAATCCGAGAAGTCTGAGGAAAAAACCGAAGACGAAGAGACAGTTGCTGATGTGTTAGGCACACTTACTGATAAACAGATGAAAGCGGTTGGATATTTAGTTTCTCAGGCCCTTGAACATTCCGATGAAGAGGACACATCAGAAGGTAGCAATGAAAACAATGAATCCGAAGGAGGAGAAAACACTATGAAACATAATGTATTTGAAAATGATACCCAGAACAACAATAACGTTCTGACACATGCAGCTCAGGGTGAAATTCTTAAGTTAGCTAAGTCCAGCAACGTTGGTTCTCTTCAGATGGCTATGGCTATGTATGCAGAACAGAACGACCTTCAGCACGCTGATATTACTATCAGTGGCTTTGCTCAGACTGGTAACGGCAATGTAACCACAATGTTCCCAGAGTATGTAGAAGCTCATCCGGGCCGCACACCTGAGTTAATCACCAACGACATGGGTTGGGTAAATGCCCTCATGACTAAGACTCAGAAGATTCCACACGGCCGCGTTCGTACTTCCCACGTTGATATTCGTAACATCGACGCTTTACAGGCTAAGGGCCATCAGAAGAGCGGTAAGAAGAAGCTTACCGGTAACTACAACCTCGTAAGACGTACCACAGATCCTCAGACAGTGTATGTTACTTCTGAGTTACATCGTGATGATGTAGTTGATATCGAAGATTTCGATTACGTACAGTTCCAGTACAACGTTGACCAGCTTTCCCTTAAGGAAACTCTGGCTGTTGCTACTCTGTTAGGTGACGATCGTGAAGATTCTGATCCAGAGAAGATCTTCCCAGACAAGATTCGTCCTATCTGGACTGATGATGAACTCTACACAATCCATAAGGATGTAGATTTCGATGCTATGAAGACTGAACTTCAGGGTGCTGAGGGTGCTGGTAACTTTGGCGATAGTTTCGTTAAGGCTGAAGCTATGGTTACTACTCTTCGCATGGCTCGTAAGGAATTCCGTGGTACTGGTAAGCCAGACATGTTCATCACAACTGACATGCACAATACCATGATTCTTGCAAGAGACCGTAATGGTAGACGTATCTACGAAACCGACACAGAACTGGCAGCAGCTCTTGGAGTTGCTAACATTTATGAAGTTACTCAGATGGAAGGTAAGGTTCGTACAGATGCTCAGGGCAAGAAGCATAACTTACTCGCTATCTGCGTAAACCCAGCGGACTATGGTTATGGCGCTTCCAAGGGTGGCGACATCACTCATTTCACAGATTTCGACATTAAGTTCAACCAGCTTCAGTCCCTGTTAGAGACTCGTAAGTCTGGTCAGCTTACTCGTATCAAGTCTGCGATTGTTATCGAAGAACTCGTAGACGGTGAGTAATCCGGTAAGAATTTAATCAAGGAGGAAATTCAAAATGGCGAAGTGGTATGGAATAGTTGGCTATGGTGCTGATGTAGAAGTTCGACCGGCGGTGTGGAAAACTGTTATTACTGAAAAGAAGTATAGTGGAGACTTGATTCAGAACAATCGGTTACTTCAAACATCGGACAAAGTTAATGATGATATTAACATTTCGAATAAGATTAGTATCATAGCCGATCCATTCGCCTATGAGAATGCTTCTTCGATTCGTTTCGTCGAGTTTATGGGTGCTATGTGGAAAGTTAATACAATAGACGTCCAGTACCCTAGACTGATTCTGAGTGTAGGGGGTGTATACAATGGCGAGCGAGCTTAAATTGCGTGAGATTTTCTATGAAATTCTCAAAAATAAAAATGTATATTTTCAACCCCCTGCATCAGTAAAAATGAAATACCCAGCGATTGTATATTCGCGTAAGAGTATCGATAATCGACATGCTAATAATGGCGTATATTTACAGTCGTTTGGCTATGAAGCAACTGTCATAGATTATGAACCAGACAATGAATATGTACTTAAAATGTCTCAATTACCTAATTGTAAATGGGACAGGCACTATGAATCGGACGGTCTTAATCATGATGTATTTACTATATTTTCTTAAAAGGAGGACTTAAACTATGAGATTAGTTTGGGATCAGACCGGTGAACGTTTATATGAAACCGGCGTGAGCATGGGTGTAGTTTACCCACAGGTAAGCGGCGCTTATCCTAAGGGCGTTGCATGGAACGGTTTAATCAATGTTAGTGAAAAGCCATCTGGTGCTGAATCTACAGCAGTATGGGCTGACAACACTAAGTACCTTAACTTAACTTCCGTTGAGGAATTCGGTGCTTCCGTTGAAGCTTATATGTATCCGGATGAATTCGCTTTATGCGACGGTTCCGCAGAAATTGCTAAGGGTGTTAGCATCGGTCAGCAGTCTCGTAAGCCATTTGGTTTATGCTACAGAACTATCATCGGTAACGACACAGAAGGTTCCAAGCATGGTTACAAGATTCATCTTGTTTACGGTGCTATGGCAGCTCCATCTGAAAAGGGTTACAGCACTGAAAGTGACAGCCCAGAAGCCATCACATTCTCTTGGGAACTTACAACAACTCCGGTTAGCGTAGCAGGCTTCGAACCAACCGCATCTTTGACTATCGACTCCACAAAGGTAGACGCTGGTAAGTTAGCTGAACTTGAAGCTATCCTTTATGGTACTGAGGATGAAGAGGCTAGACTTCCTCTTCCGGATGAAGTGGCTGAATTAGTTGCTGCTGCTTAATTAACCAAAACGTTTTTGTCAACTCGAAGGGACCCTGCTTAATTGTGGGGTCCTTTTGTTTTTATTCGAAAGGAGAAACTACTTATGTTAATCAAAACAATTACCTACACAGATTACAACGGCACTGAAAGAACAGAGCCTTTTTACTTTAACCTGACCACTACCGAAGTGAAGAAGATGGAATTAACCACTACTGGCGGTCTGGTAGAACACATTAACAAAATCATTGCCGCACAGGACATGCCTGAAATTTATAGACTCTTTGAAGAGTTTATTTTCAAGGCATACGGTGTAAAGAGTGCAGATGGTAAGTATCTTGATAAGTCTGAAGAGTTATCCCGTGCCTTCTCTCACACAGAGGCATACAACGTACTGATGGAAGAGATTACCAGTGACGGTAAGAAGGCTGCGGATT